AAACAGTATTCATGTCAACATCAATATCAGTTAATACTTCATCTGCAAGTTCTACTAATTTAGCTTTGTTCATTTTGTTTCTCCAAGTTTTCAATTTTAATAATTAATTTTGATATTTTATCCTTTTGATTTTTAATAATAGGATTATCCAATGGTTGATTGCTACCTTTAGCAGCACCAATTAGGTGCTGTAAAGTTGCTCTTTCGTTCTGCAAACATATTTGCAAATATTCTGCTGTGTTAAATACCATCTTTTTTGCTCCTTTGCATTTTTTTTAACAGCCGTCTTGCTGCACGATTCAATGGCCTGCCATCTGTATTAAACAAATCGCTAGCTCGTAAAGCTTTTCTGCATGTGGCTCCATTTCTTTCACCAGTTTTCATAGTTATAAATGGATTTTGGTTTCTTCTATCTTCCATTACTTACCTTCCTTAACCAAAGTCATAAGTGCTTTTGTGGTTGGATAGGCCAACATATCATCATGCCATGCAGGTGCTTGTTTATATATTTTCTTAGACACTATCCCAGTAGCTAAAAAATCACCTATGGTAAATCTTATCTTGCCAAAGACATGACAGTTAAGTTCCATCTTTTCACCCAAGCTATCTTTAAGCTGTTGTTGTAGTTTTTCTCGTTTTGTTAATTGTGATTTTTTCATAATTTTTCCTTATATTGTTTGTTACAGTGTTCATATTAGGGTAATAAAGTATTAGAGTCAACACTTTTGTTCAAATTAATGAAATTTTTTTTTGGGGGTATCTGAGTCAGGGTCTGCTAACTGCTTAAACTCTTCGCTGGTCATAAGTTGCATTTGGTAAACCAATACCAGTTGAGCAATGTTGTTGTTTATTGCAAACAAGCTTTCATTTATTTTTGATAATTCTTGAACAAGCTCATCAATGCTTTTCATGTCTTCTTTTTTTATGCTCATAAACCATTCCTTTTGTTCTGCTTATCAAAATATACTCTAACATAATATCTTCTGATTATTGCGATTATGGATAAAACAATTAATTGACTTAACGACAATAAAAATGAGTTCTGAGTAAACAACAAAACCAAGGTTATGGTTAGCCAAGACAATGGAAAATTAAATACCGCACCTATTAGCGTATCAACGACTGATTCTTTTAATGCTGGTTTATCAATTTTCATGCTTTGTCCTTTAAAAATGATTATACAGTAATTTATGTTGTGAACAACACTTACGTGAAAAAATGAATATTGAATTTTTATAACTTAGTTGCAATAGCTGTTGTGACAGCGACTGCCGTATATTGGGTGTGCGGTCTGCAAATATATTTTTTTTTGGATTTGGTTTTGGAATCCAATAGAGTCCCGTGTTTATAGGCTTTTTTACTATGCAAAAGTGTAGATGTTAGCACTGTGGACACATTGCGATTAACATAAATAATAAATGCCGGGACACGCAATAAATTATTGTGTGCGTAAGTTACTGATATTAGGTTATTTTTTGTTTTTTGGGGTCTGTTTGGCAAAAAATTTTGTTTTGGGAGAAAAAAAGGCCAACACTAGGTTTGATTTAATATTTAAAAACTCGTACTAAACTGTCATACATCGTCATACTTAGCATCTATGATATCGCCACCGAATATTTCTTTTAGTCTGCCTTCTATATCTTTGTGGCTCATGTTATCGAGGTTAGCTGTTATGTTTAAGTTCTCTGTCTTCTTAATTTTCAACCCAGCAAGCTCGTTCAGTTCTCGTAATGCAGATACCGAAGCATTGAACTGACCTTTGTTGTAGGCCTCTTCGCTAATCTTCCATAACATTTTTGCTGTCTTCTCAGGCGTGATTGCATACTTATGTGCTAGCTCTTCACGACCAACCTTGATGGCTTTGAGTACATTTGGATATTCTTTGCCGTTCAAAAACCTAGTAGCTGCTTGTGCCGGGAACTCGAACCCAGCTCTTCTTGCAGCCTCGGTCTGTGTGCAATTGTCATTTACATAATGCCAGACAAAGGCTGTTTGCATATCAGTAAGCTCAAACTCTGGGTCATCTTCAAACGCCGTTGGTTTATCAACCAAAGGTGTATCAGGAGCTTTCTTACCTTTCTTCTTATAATTAGCCATCAAATGTCCTTAAATCTAATATCAGGGTAGAGGGTAGAGGGTATGCTTTCCCTATTCTTATATATTTATATATTAGCCATATAATATATATACCTGTACACCTATATTATTATAATTATTATTATTATTAATAATACTATACCCTATACACTAATAACACTATAAACAACGGTAGAATCAGCGTTTACGGTCAGGGTAAGGAAAAGGGTATCATCCCCTCTTTCTGTACCCTATCCCTCACACCAGACGCATAAAGCTGTAATGTTGAGCAATTTACTATGCCCTACCCTACCCTGTTATTACCTTGCTCTAAAAAGATAGAACAAGCATCTCAATGTCTTGTCCGATAAGTGCCTTAAATGTTTAGGTATCTTTCTTCTATCCAATCAATACTCCATGTTATTAAATATGTGTTTAATCACTTCAACTGTCCACCCATTGCCTAACATCTTATATCTCTGCGTGTTAGACACATGATTCGTGTAATCCCTCGGCACTGTTTGTAATGCTTCACACTCACGAGGCGTTAATTTTCTCCATGTTAGGTTTTCTTCAACCACCACACTATCTTTACCTACTGTCGTAATAGCGTTTGATTTATTGTCTTTACGCAGCTCTAACATCTGTGTTGTTTTATTCGCAACCGATACTCCGTCCTTATCCATGCGCTTACCGTCTTTGTCGTAAGCTCTGCCACGAATTGCACCACCTGTTACTACCTTAGGCTCATTGTTACCACCACTACAAGCTGTTACTGTAGGCGACTTACCATCTGGACTATAAACTCGTTTGAGTATGTCATGTCCGTTTATATCTACTGCTGTGCCTACTTGCTTAGGCTTAGTCTCAACAAGTGTGTTTCCATTACCTGCTGTGCCACCTGATTGTGCAGACAATGTAGATGATTTACCATCCTGTGAATACACACGATTACCCTGCCCACCATCTTTTACTTTGCCTACTTGCTTGGGTGTTGTTACTTTAGGACTGTCGCTTCTTCCAAGTATCGTGGGCGATTTGCCACTTGGGTCATAGACCCTGCGTTGCCTTTCATTGTCTTTGAGTATGTCTCTGGGTATGTCGTATGCTTTCTTAGGCTTAGTTTCTATTTTTGGCACTGTGCCTTTACCTGCATGAGCTGTAATAGTAGGTGATTTACCATCTTCACTGTAAACTCTTTTTAGTATGTCATGTCCAAGAGTGTTATCTCTGCCTACCATTTTTGGCTTAGTCTCTATCATTTGCTCTGTGTTAGACGCAGTAAGCGTAGGTGACTTACCTTCTTCGCTATAAACTCTTTGTGTGCTTTCAAATACACCGTCACGATACTCAAACTCCATGATAGACTTATCATACTTATCGGTCTTGATGTTTAATATTTCTTTCAACTGAGGCCAATGCTCATCTGATGGTATAGCAAAGTATTCGCTACCAAGGTTTCTAAAATAATGTTCTACCGTAGAATATTTATCGTTAAGTTCTTTAGCTATCTCTTTTTTACTCATACCACACTTAGCGTAATGGCTTAGAATACATTGTTGCAATCCAACTATATCTACCTCATGCTTTCTAATCTTTACTTGCTCTACGTTCATACCTACCTTGATAGGCTTATTAACCAACTGTCTTCTGTGTTTTGTTTTGTATTGCTCTACGTTTGCACCTTTATAATAGTTAGCATCAATGCAATGTGCTTTGTCCCTTTCACTATCGTAGTCATCTTCTAATATATCCCTAAGCACGATACCTCGTTCTTCAGGCTGTTTGATTCCGGGTATGTTAGTCCAATAGTAGCGTTGGCGAGATTGTGCTGATACCAACGAACTGTTGATAAAGATTGGTTCAAACCTTACATTGCCAACCAAATCAACAAACTGTGGTGCAACGTCTTTTGCATCATAACAAGCTGATAATTGTTCTGTAAAAATCTGTAAAAACTCTTTTTTCATTCTGACATTCTCAGCTAAGAAATACTTAGGTTTGATTGCCTTTAATAATCTTACTGCTTCAAAAAAGAGTTTGCTCCTTGGGTCATCAAAAGCCAATTGCTTTCCTGCAAATGAGAATCCCTGACATGGAGAGCCAAAGAGTATTAGGTTTACATCTTGAAAGTCTTTGGGGTCTAAATCGCAAACATCACCCACTTGTATGATGTCAGGATAGTTTGCTTGGCTGACCTTGATAGCATACTTATCTATCTCACTAGCGTAATATTTTTCTACAGGTATGCCCAGTTGGTCAAGTGCGATACGACCACAACTCATGCCATCAAATAGACTTAATACCTTCATTCTAGTACGTATGGTTCTTCATATACCTTCTTATAAGGCATGACAGTACTTATTTTACAGTCATGACAAAAGTATTCGTCAGCACCAGTGCCGTCACCCCAATCTGAGTTCTCTGTAAAATCAGCTAAGCTTTTCTTACACTTTTCACATTTAACTTGATTCATTTACCTCTCCATTCTACATGTATATAACTAACCACACAAAGAACATAAGACTGCCCACAGCAATCCAATACATCTGCTCATCGTGTTTCATCTATTCTTTGTTCTGCAATCATATAGAGTATCTCATCTATATCATTCGTTTCATCAAGATTCAGATTATGCACAATGTTTTGTACTTGGTTCTCTAATTTGCCATCAGCATAATCTTGTTTAACTTTTAGCAATACCATTTCGTGTAAATTAATCATCTGTAAACACGCCCTGAATATTGTCCTGCACCACCCAAAACAGCTATACATATATCCTCTAGGTTGTTTACAGAGTATTTGAATATAGTGTCGTCATCTATCCAATCAAACTCTTGTTTAAATCTTTTTAAGTCTTTAGATTTAACAATCCATGTTGTTTCGCCACCATCACAATTGGCTATATATATGTGCATTACGCCACCTCTTGATTTTGTATGTACTTTCTTGCATCTTTTAGGTTAAAAAAATGCAAAACAAAAGAAG